TCCAGCCCGCCCATTTTTACCGAGGCAATATTCAGCGTGTCATTCCTGTTTCCCTCGCTTGCATTGGAAAGCTCAATGATCTCGCTTGCAAGGGCCTTTTTCCCATAATCGCTTTCATTTCCGGTATGGGACACACGCTTGATGACCGATTCTTTTTTGATAGCCATTTGAGACAGCCACTTAGGGGCTAATACAGGCTTTTGTTTTTCAATCCATTGGTATGTACCGCCCGATGGATGGGGAGAGGGAGGCAAAACAATGTATCCTCCAGCTCCCCTTGTATCAATGGATGGTGCTATTTTCCCGGCTGTATTTCGGATATCGTGACCGTTCCACTGGAAAAAATACTGATACCCACCTGATCCTGTCATCTGTTTCATGGTTGAAGGCAACGGCTCGTGAAGACGGCACACCATATCAAGATTTTTAGGTCCATTCGGAAGGTCAATATCCAATACCCATATTTTTGAACCAGGACCGGTGGCGCAACCAATGGAGGCATCCGGCCATTTGGACCACCATTCTTTGATTTTATCCGGATCTGTCGTAGCCGCCTTAAACCCGTTTTCTGTGTATGGCGTTTTGTCCAGCTTGCACGGGAATACGTGCCAACCGTATGAGGCGTATTTGAGCGCGTGATCAAGCAAGTCATTCATTGTTTTGCTCGCTGATGATTATAAGTTTGTCGATGAGAATTGATTTCCATGGAGAGAATTTTGTAAGCGTGAAAATATCAATCAGATATGGAAGTAAAATAGCGGCTAATTTCCGTTTCATGGCTAATACTCCACCGCATCCGGGTCTGGTATCGCAACACCCAAAAATTGAGCCGCCCACACAACGCATTGCTCCACATAATCGTTAAATTCTTTGGTCGTCAGGCTTGCCGTACTGCTGATATATGGCAGTTTTTCATGGTGGACTTTCAGGAACATCGCCTTTAAACCTTCGTGCGCCTCTTCCGGTAATTGTCCTGTGTATGCAGATATGTACCCGACAACCGTAGACCAATAATAAGAATTTTGCCTGTTTGTGCGTTTCGGGTTGTATTTTTTAACTGTGATTTCCACCCGGCAACCGGCCTTGAAATTCCGCACATAGGCAAACCACATATTTGGGCGCTCCATGTTCAGGCACCACGGAGCGAACGCGTCAGTGTGTGCGTAAAATTTAGGCGTCACCGCGTTTTATCCTATCAATAAGATCGTTTAGATCATTCATGAAGATTGGCACCTCTCTTGATATATCGGCCTGTATTTTAGGGTCCGGATACTGCCTTGATATCCACATTGGTCGCGCATCAATCTCCGGACAGTACGAAACAAAATCAATCCACTTACGGCCCGTAACCCATAAAAAATGCTGGCACTGCCTGATATACTTGATATCAATTTTGCCGGTGTCTATCGTCTCAATATGGGTTGTCGGCAACGGGCATTTGATTTCAATGCCGCCATCATCACCAACCAGACCATCAGGAGATACATGGACACGCTCAACATCGGATTTGATCAGGCAGACCTGTTCAACATCGGTAAACGTCAGCATTTCATAATGGCGCCTTGCTTCCGGCTCAAGCTCCGTTCCTCGCTCCATTGCTGGCGTGGTGTATGTGTTTGTCTTGTTCCCGGTGAGTATCTCAGCCGCCAACTGGTAGAGAAGTTTTTGCCGTGTTTCGCCCTTGCCTTTTGCGAGAACGGCATTCATTGATGACCCGCCAACACTGCCAAGCCTCAATAAATGCCACTCCTCGCTTCCCTGGTCGATGTCTCTGATTATTTCCATTAGGCGGCCTTTTCGGTAATGGTAAGATGTTCGCGCTCGGCATAATTTGCGACGATCTGGTCAAAATTGCCATTGATCACAAAATCAGCTTCATCTTTGGTAAGAACCCGGCCTTTAAAAAACCACTTCAGAACGTCAGCGGTTTCCTTTTTCGACAACCCGCGCTCTTCGCCAAGGGACATGATTTTATTGGCCTGTTCCTGCGTCCTGGTTTCTGTATTATGGGGCTTAAGTTGATCTTTTGTTGCTGCGGATGTATCTCCGATGTATTTTGAACCATCCCAAAGCCCTGCATAGATATCAGCGGCAACTCCGATCATTTTCATTGCCGTACCAATGGCGTCTGTAATAGCCATTTTGTATCCTTCGTCATTGGCATGTAGTCCGCTTGTTTCTTTGACAACCATGAAATGGCCGCCAACACCAGGGATAGGCTCAGACCATTCATCAGCTGATTTGATATAGAGATTAACCTGGGCAAAGGCAAAGACCTGTTCCTGTGATCCTTGCTCTGTCCAAAGCTTCAAAATTTCAAATTTCCACCCAACTCCGCATGGTCCAAATTGTTCAGTCATGGCCTTATATCTCCACTGCGGGTTGATGTCGGATTTACCTTTAAGGCGACCGGCTCCTATTGTTTTCAGTGCTTCTTTTGGTGGGCGGCATACTGCGTTCCATAGATCAAGGTTGTTCATGACTCCTCCTTTTCATTGTGTAGTGCTTAACTGACACGCTGTAATCATCGCACTACGTTCTCAAAATTATTTTGCGAACAGGCTCAGAAAACGCTGTTCGATATGGAAAACATAGGTAATATATGGCACCGTGGGGAATAGCCTTTTTACCATTATGGTAAATTAAAGAGCAAAAAAAATATAAATACGCTTTAAATAATTACCCTAATGGTATAAATAACAGTGCCAAAAAAAATAATCAATCTTTCGCTTTCAGCACTGCCATGATATGCTGGAATATGCCCTCAAGCGCCTTCTCATTCTTTTCCTCTGATTCGTTAGAAGTCCATCCAAGTATAAGAGCAACTATTGATTTACTTGCGTAGCTTTTCTCTTTATCAATCCTTTCAATTAATTCTTTTCTCAAAACATTTCCTCCGATGACTTTCTCGATTCCGTTTGCAAGCGCCCTGACCTTATCATAGGTGAATGCGCGGTTCTTTGCCCGTTTCCGATATGCGGATATCCTTGAAAAAGGAACACCGCTAAGTTCAGCCCATTTCTCGTTTGAGATATCGTGCTGCTCTCTCAGTGAGTCCAGATAATCAAAAAAACCGTAATCAATAACGCCTATTTTTTTCTCGCCCAAAACATCCATCCTTTTTTGCATCTAATTTACCAGTTTGGCAAATGCAAGTCAACATAAAAATAAATTGATGGGGAAAATAACCAAACTGGTAAATTAATGGTTGACATCCATTGCCATTGTGGTAAAATCTTACCCAACATCACGAAACACCCCAGGCCAACCCCGCCCGCAGGCTTTAAACGGCCTTAACCGGGCAGCGGCCACCGTAA